ATCACCCTACTGTTGCTGCAGGTAATCAGTCTAACTTACTAGCGGCTTCTGATCTTAACGAAACATCATTGGAAGCATCACTAATTGCTATTGGTAAGTTCCAAGACGAGAGAGGCTTTAAAATTGCAGCTCGTGGTATGAAATTAATTATACCATCTGACCTACAGTTTGTAGCTGAACGTCTTACTAAGACAGCTAATAGAGTTGGTACTTCTGATAATGATATTAATGCAGTTCAGTCAATGGGAATGATGCCACAAGGTTTTGTGGTCAACAACTTCCTAACTGACACAAACGCATTCTTTATCAAGACTGATGTTCCTAATGGATTAAAACACTTCCAAAGAGCAGCTTTAAAAACTGCAATGGAAGGTGATTTTGATACAGGTAACATGAGATACAAAGCTAGAGAAAGATACAGCTTCGGCGCATCTGACTGGCGTGGTATTTATGGTTCACCAGGATCAGCTTAAGATTTAGTTTAATAATCTTATTAATTAGGGGCGCTTCGGCGCCCCTTTTTATTTGCAATCACTACATTAAAAGCGTATATTCAAGATACTGCATACTTACAAATAGTCAGTATAGACTCGTGCAGTAGACAATGTCTTAGACTGTGCTGGCGGAAACGGAGACTAATAATATGGCTAATTCAACTTTTAGCGGTCCGGTCAGATCAGAAGGTGGTTTTAAACAAATATCTAAAAACTCATCAACTGGTGTGATTACGGATCAAGTGACTGTTGATTCAAGTGGTAACCTAGCACAAACTGCTGGTGTAACTAACTTAATCAAAGATGTAGAAAATGTAACTGCAGCTACTAAAACTTTAACAGCAGCAGACACAGGAACTACATTTCTAATGAACAGAGCTGGTGGTATAGTAATAACTTTACCAACTGCAGCGGCTGGTTTGCATTATAAATTTATCATTGGTACAACTTTTACAGGGACTTTTTCAATTGATGCTGCAGCAGCAGTGGATATTTTTACAGCTGGTTCTACAATTGTTATATCTGATAAAGATGCACCAGGCACAGTTAGCTTGAAACAATTTCATGCTGATGGATCTGATGATGACAAAATGACTATGGATGCTGATACAAAAGGAAGATTTGTAGGCGGCGTTATTGATTGTTTGGGCATCGCAACAGGTGGACAAGGCAGTGCAACAGCAGTATGGCAAATGAATGGCTTTACTTTCGGAGACGGAACTTTAGCAACACCATTTGCATAATAATTAACTCTGAGTAGGGGCGTAATGGCCCCTACTCTTTAGTAGGAGGAAAAAATGGCAGACGTAGTATTAAATCAAACATTATTTAGTGGTGATAGAAAATTAGTAACTCACTACAATAATGTTTCAGACAGCACAGGTGGCACAACAACAATTGTTGACGCTACAGCAGCCGCTAACCAACGTTCAGACGGAACTTCTTTAAGTAAAGTTGTTTTAAACAAAGTGTGGTATAGCGTTTCAATGACTGCAAAAGTAGATTCAGTTAGATTAGTTTGGGACGCAGATACAGATGCAACTTTCTTAACTTTAGAAGGTGACGGGTATTTAGATTACAGTTCTATAGGTGGTCTTAAAAACAACAACGCAACTGGTGTAACTGGTAGTGTTAAGTTTGTATTCCCAGCATGTACATCTGGTGATTCGGCAACTATTACTTGCGAATGGCTTAAAGTTTATTAATAGGAGTAGCATATGCCTAACACTACTTCAGGAACAGCAACGTTCGATAAAACTTTTTCTATTGATGAAGTTATAGAAGAAGCATATCAACGTGTTGGTATTGATCAACTAACAGGTTATCAAATTAAATCAGCTAGACGTTCTATAAATATAATGTTTCAAGAATGGGCCAATAGAGGTTTGCATTATTGGGAACTAAAGGAAACAAATATTGATTTAGTAGAAAACCAAGCTGAATACCATTTCTTTAGAAGTGCGGCAGATGACACTGCAGATACAAACCGTGCACAAGCCACAACAAATCAAGTTGATTCTACTATTTATGGTATTGATGATGTTTTAGAAGCAACACATAGAACTAACAGAACTGCTAGTAATCAAGCAGACACGGCTATGACTAAAATAGATAGATCAACTTATTCTGCTCTATCTAACAAACTAACATCAGGTACACCAACACAATACTACGTACAAAGATTTATAGATAGAGTTACTATAACTGTTTATCCAGTTCCTAATTCATCATCAGCTAGTGCTGACATGCACATTTATTATGTGAAACGAATTGAAGATGTGGGTGACTATACTAATGCCGGTGATGTACCTTATCGTTTTGTGCCTTGTATGGTATCTGGTTTATCTTACTATTTATCACAAAAATATAATCCACAGTTAGTACAGCAAAATAAAATGTTGTATGAGGACGAACTTAATAGAGCGCTTACAGAAGACGGTTCTTCAACTAGCACTTATTTAACACCAAAGGTATATTATAGTAATGTCTAATTTTTCTACAGGTAAAAAAGCAAAAGCTATTTCTGATAGAAGTGGTATGGCTTTTCCTTATCAAGAAATGGTAAAAGAATGGAATGGTTCTTTTGTACACAGATCTGAGTTTGAGGCTAAACATCCGCAAATAGAAAGAAAAGATCATAAAGTAGATGCGCAAGCACTTAGAGATGCTAGGCCGGATAGAACAGAAACTGCCGTGCCAAATTTATTAAAAGGTAATTCGTTTAAAACAGGAACTGCTGGCACTAGTGCAATAACTGTGACTGAAGAAAACCATGGCAGAGCAAGTAGTGACACTGTTCGTTTTTATGACGCACTTAGTTTTGATGGAATTACAGCAACCAATATAAATAGAGCTGCTGGTTATACAATAACAAAAGTTGATGCAGATACGTACACATTTACAGTGGCGACAGACACTGCGACAACAGGTAGTATTAAAGGAGGGGGTCTACGTTCTTATGCTGGACCTACAACAGTAACACCATGACAACATACGCAGAACTAGTAACACAGATAAGAGATTATACAGAAACAGATAGTAATGTTTTAACAACTACTATTGTTAATGATTTTATAGAACATGCAGAATCTAGAATTTTTAGAAACGCAGATTTAGATGTGTTTAAAAAATATAAAACAGCTAATTTAACAATAGGAGATCCTTTTGTTGCTATGCCTGGAGCTACACCATCAACTTTTGCTTTTGTCAGATACATACAAATTTTTGGAACTAATAATATTAGGATTAGTTTAGAAAAAAAAGACTCGTCTTTTATCAATGAATACATACCAAATAGAACAACTACAGGCACACCAAAATATTATGCAAATTGGGACAATGATACAATATTACTTGCTCCAGCGCCCGATGCAGCATATACTGTCGAACTAGCGTATAATGCGCAAGAAACAGGACTATCCTCAAGTAATACGACTACTTGGGTTAGTAATAACGTACCAGAAATGTTACTTTATGCCTGCCTCGTAGAAGCTTTTAAATTTTTAAAAAACCCACAAATGGTTCAAATGTATGAATCATATTATAAGACTGCTTTACAACCTTTTGTTGGTGAACAGATGGGCAGAAGAAGAAGAGACGAATACATGGACGGAATACCTAGAGTAGCTATTCCTTCCGAAAACCCTTAAGGAGAATATATATGGCAAACGCAATATCAAATGTTTTTAAAGATCAGCTTTTAAAAGGTAATCACAATTTTCAATCTGGTGGTGACACATACAAGATAGGTTTGTACACTTCTTCACGTACTGCAGCAGCAACAGACACTGGTTATAACACAACAAACGAAGCATCAGGAACTGGTTACACTGCAGCAGGAAACACACTAACAACTAATGGCGTAACAGGTGGATCAAGTGCAACAACTGCATTTATAGATTTTCAAGATACTTCTTGGACTACAGCAACAATAACAGCACGGTACGCGCTCATCTATCAATCATCAGGTGGAGCAGCTTCTGCAAGTGCCGGCGCAGTTTGCTGGTTAGATTTTGGTGGTGACTTTGCAACAACCGCAGGTACATTTACAATACAATTTCCAGCAGCAGGAACGAGTACAGCAATTATAAGGTTAAGTTAGGAGTTTGAATGGCATTAGTCCTTAACGATAGAGTCAAAGAAACTTCAACCACAACGGGCCAAGGCACATTAGACCTGGCTGGAGCAGCAACTGGTTTTGAAACATTTGTAACAGGTATTGGTGATACTAATACAACTTACTACGGCATTGTTCACGCAACAGACGGCACGTGGGAACTAGGTATTGGAACTGTAACCGACGCGTCTCCCGACACTCTAGCAAGAACTACAGTTATTGATACATCAGCAGGCAACACAACTAAAATAGATTTTGCAACAGGTACAAAAAATGTATTCTGTACTTTACCTTCTAGTAAAGCTGTATTTCTGGACGCAGACGGTGACGTTACATTAGGAGCTAATTTAGATGTTGGTGGTAATCTAACAGTTACTGGCACAACAACATTTAATGGTGGCACACTAACTCTTGGTGACGCTAACACAGACAACATTGTATTTGGTGGTGAAGTTGATTCAGATATTATTCCTGATGACGATGGTACTTTTGACTTAGGTAGTTCGTCTAAAGAATGGCAAGATTTATTTATTGATGGCACAGCAAACATAGATTCACTAGTTGCAGATACTGCAGATATTAATGGTGGTACTATTGACGGTGCAGTTATTGGTGGTGCAAGTGCAGCAGCCATAACAGGTACAGCGATTACCGGAACTAGTTTTGTTATTGGTTCTGCAGATATTAATGAAGCAGAGTTAGAAACTATTGATGGTGTAACTGCAGGAACTGTAGCAGCTTCTAAAGCTGTGGTAGTAGATTCTAATAAAGACATTTCAAGTTTTAGAAACGTAACTGCAACTACATTTATAGGAAACGTAGATGCAGTAGACGGTGATTTTGACGGAACACTAGAAGCCGATGCTATTACAGTTGCTGGCACTGCTTTATCAAGTGTAATTGCCGGAACAACAGTAGCAAATGCAACACTAGCAGCAACAGTAACAGTTACCGATAGCACAGCTAACACAAACTTTCCTGTTGTATTTCATGATGAATCAAACGCTCTATTAGATGACACAGGTGCTCTAAGATATAATCCAAGCACAGGAGAACTACTTGTACCGAAACTAACTGTAGCAGGCACAACTACGACTGTAGATACAGTTACAATGAACGCATCTAATGCTATTATATTTGAAGGTGCTACTGCTGACGCACATGAAACTACACTTACAATTGTAGATCCTACTGGTGATAGAACAATTAACTTACCAAACGTTTCAGGTACAATACCTGTATTGGCAGCTGTAAGCGCAACACAAATTACATCTACACCTGAAGAATTAAATTTATTAGATGGTATTACAGCAGGTACTGTATCAGCATCATTAGCTGTAATCGTAGACTCAAACAAAGATATAACAGGTTTTAGAAACATAACTTTAACAGGCGAGCTTGACGCAGCGACTTTAGATATTTCTGGAAATGCAGATATAGATGGCACATTAGAGGCAGACGCTATTACAATTGGC